CTGGTTTGGTAAATGTAAATAACAGTTAAGAGTCAGTGCTTCGGCACTGGCTTTTTATTTTGATTGAAATGAGGTGCATACATGGGATTACCTAATCCAAAAAACAGAAAACCTACAGCTAGTGAAGTAGTAGAGTGGGCGTTGTATATCGCTAAAAATAAAATAGCTATTGATGTACCTGGTTCTGGAATGGGAGCACAATGCTGGGATTTACCTAATTATTTACTCGATAAATATTGGGGGTTTAGAACATGGGGAAATGCTGATGCTATGGCTCAAAAATCCAATTATAGAGGTAGAGATTTCAAGATAATTAGAAATACAAAAGATTTTGTACCACAACCAGGCGACTGGGGTGTTTGGACTGGTGGTTGGGCAGGACATGTAAACATTGTAGTGGGACCATGCACAAAAGACTATTGGTATGGCGTAGATCAAAACTGGTATACAAATAACGCAACAGGAAGTCCACCTTATAAAATTAAACACTCTTATCATGATGGACCAGGTGGAGGGGTTAAATATTTTGTTAGACCACCATATCATCCAGACAAAACTACACCGGCACCTAAACCAGAAGATGATAGTGATGATAACGAAAAAAATAATAAAAAAGTTCCAATTTGGAAAGATGTAACAACTATAAAGTACACTATTTCTAGCCAAGAGGTTAATTATCCAGAATATATTTATCACTTTATAGTAGAAGGTAATCGACGACTCGAAAAACCTAAAGGAATAATGATTAGAAACGCACAAACGATGAGCTCGGTAGAAAGTTTATATAACAGTAGGAAGAAATACAAACAGGATGTAGAATATCCCCACTTTTATGTTGATAGACATAATATTTGGGCACCTAGAAGAGCTGTATTTGAAGTTCCTAATGAACCTGATTATATAGTTATAGACGTATGTGAAGATTATAGTGCGAGTAAAAATGAATTTATTTTTAATGAGATTCACGCAATGGTTGTAGCTGTAGATATGATGGCCAAATATGAGATACCTCTAAGTATTGAAAATTTAAAAGTAGACGACAGCATTTGGCGTTCAATGTTGGAACATGTTAATTGGAATATGATTGACAACGGTGTTCCTCCTAAAGATAAATACGAAGCATTAGAAAAGGCATTACTTAATATATTTAAAAACAGAGAAAAATTATTAAATTCTATAACTAAGCCAACAGTAACAAAATCTAGAATAAAAGTTATGGTAGATAATAAAAACGCTGATATAGCGAATGTAAGAGACTCGTCACCAACAGCCAACAATGGTTCGGCATCTAAACAACCGCAGATCATAACAGAAACGAGTCCTTATACATTCAAACAAGCACTGGATAAACAAATGGCAAGAGGTAACCCGAAAAAATCTAATGCTTGGGGTTGGGCTAACGCTACACGAGCACAAACGAGTTCAGCAATGAATGTTAAACGAATATGGGAAAGTAACACGCAGTGCTACCAAATGCTTAATTTAGGCAAGTATCAAGGTGTTTCAGTTAGCGCACTTAATAAGATACTTAAAGGTAAGGGAACATTGAATAATCAAGGTAAAGCGTTCGCAGAAGCTTGTAAAAAGCACAGCATTAATGAAATTTATTTAATCGCGCATGCTTTCTTAGAAAGTGGATATGGAACAAGTAACTTCGCTAACGGAAAAGATGGAGTATACAACTACTTCGGCATTGGTGCTTACGACAACAATCCTAACTACGCAATGACGTTTGCAAGGAATAAAGGTTGGACATCTCCAGCAAAAGCAATCATGGGCGGTGCTAGCTTCGTAAGAAAGGATTACATCAATAAAGGTCAAAACACATTGTACCGAATTAGATGGAATCCTAAGAATCCAGCTACGCACCAATACGCTACTGCTATAGAGTGGTGCCAACATCAAGCAAGTACAATCGCTAAGTTATATAAACAAATCGGCTTAAAAGGTATCTACTTCACAAGAGATAAATATAAATAAAGAGGTGTATAAATGTACAAAATAAAAGATGTTGAAACGAGAATAAAAAATGATGGTGTTGACTTAGGTGACATTGGCTGTCGATTTTACACTGAAGATGAAAATACAGCATCTATAAGAATAGGTATCAATGACAAACAAGGTCGTATCGATCTAAAAGCACATGGCTTAACACCTAGATTACATTTGTTTATGGAAGATGGCTCTATATTCAAAAATGAGCCCCTTATTATGGACGATGTTGTAAAAGGGTTCATTACCTACAAGATACCTAAAAAGGTTATCAAACACGCTGGTTATGTTCGTTGTAAGCTGTTTTTAGAGAAAGAAGAAGAAAAAATACATGTCGCGAACTTTTCTTTCAATATCGTTGATAGTGGCATTGAATCTGCTGTAGCAAAAGAAATCGATGTTAAATTGGTAGATGATGCTATTACGAGAATTTTAAAAGATAACGCGACAGATTTATTGAGCAAAGACTTTAAAGAGAAAATAGATAAAGATGTCATTTCTTACATCGAAAAGAATGAAAGTAGATTTAAAGGTGCGAAAGGTGATAAAGGCGAACCGGGACAACCTGGAGCAAAAGGTGAAGCAGGTAAAAAAGGAGAACAAGGCGCACCCGGTAAAAACGGTACTGTAGTATCAATCAATCCTGACACTAAAATGTGGCAAATTGATGGTAAAGATACAGATATCAAAGCAGAACCTGAGTTATTGGACAAAATCAATATCGCAAATGTTGAAGGGTTAGAAAATAAATTGCAAGAAGTTGAAAAAATCAAAGATACAACTCTCAACGACTCTAAAACGTATACGGATTCAAAAATTGCTGAACTAGTTGATAGCGCGCCTGAATCTATGAATACATTAAGAGAATTAGCAGAAGCAATACAAAACAACTCTATTTCAGAAAGTGTATTGCAACAGATTGGCTCAAAAGTTAGTACAGAAGATTTTGAGGGATTCAAGCAATCATTAAACAGTTTGTATGCAGATAAAAATCATAGTCATACAATCAAACAGATTGAAGGATTAGAAAATGCTTTATCAAAAAAATCAGACATAAATCACAGTCATGATGAACGTTATCTTTTATCATCAAATGCTTTTACAAAAGAGGAAGCAGATAAACTTTATCAACCTATCGGTTCTTCGCAGCCGTCACTGAATATTTGGACAGGCAGTGAAACAGAATATAATTATTTGTATCAAAAAGACCCTAATACACTTTATTTAATTAAGGGGTGATTTTTATGGAAGGTAATTTTAAAAATGTAAAGAAGCTTATTTACGAAGGCGAAGCATATACAAAAGTATATGCTGGAAATATCCAAATATGGAAAAAGCCTTCATCTTTTGTAATAAAACCCTTACCTAAAAATAAATATCCGGATAGCATAGAAGATTCAACAGCAAAATGGACAATAAATGGAGTTGAACCTAATAAAAGTTATCAGGTGACAATAGAAAATGTACGTAGCGGTATAATGAGGATTTCGCAAACTAATTTAGGGTCAAGTGAATTAGGAATATCAGGAGTCAATAGCGGAGTTGCAAGTAAAAATATCAACTTTAGTAATCCTTCAGGGATGTTGTATGTCACTATAAGTGATGTTTATTCAGGATCTCCGACATTGACCATTGAATAATTTTAAACGACTAATTTTTTAGTCGTTTTTTATTTTGGATAAAAGGAGTAAACAAATGGATATCGGTACAATCGTAAGAACAATTTTATTAATAGTCGCATGGATCAATCAGTTTTTAGCAATCAAACATATTTCTCCAATCCCAGTTGACGAAGTGTTTATAAGCACAGTCGTTACTGGGATTGTTTCAATTTGGACGTGGTGGAAGAATAACAACTTTACTCACGCATCTAAGAAAGGGCAACAAAAAATTTATGAAGTAAAAGCTGGCATTCAGTCAACTGGTGGCGCACCTAAAGTGAACGGAGATGATAACAATGCCGTCGGTTAGAACATACAGTCAAGCTATTAGTTATCTTAAAAGTTTAGAGGGTAAGGCGTGGAATCCAGACAATGCATTTGGATGTCAATGCTTCGATACTGCCAACCAATATTGGCTTTACTTATTTAATCATAGGTTGAAAGGTGTGGGCGCTGCGGACATTCCTACATGGAATGATTTCACTAACGAGGCAACCGTTTACGAAAATACTGTGTCGTTTCAAGCATTGCCGGGCGACGTCGTTATTTTTAACCGTAATTATGGTGGTGGTTATGGTCATGTAGGTATTGTAATAAGCGCTACGTTAGATTCTATAACTATTTTAGAGCAGAACTGGCTAGGCGGTGCTTACTGGAACCCACCAGAAGTTACTACAAGACGCACACACGGCTATGACTTTCCTATGTGGTTCATTCGTCCATTCTACGCAAAAGAAACGACTGCTAATAAACTAAGAAGCGCAGTGACACCAGTTAAACAAGATAAGTTATCAAAAGGCAAAAAAATAATGCTTGTGGCTGGTCATGGTATTGGCGCATACTCTAACGACCCAGGTGCCGTTGCGAATGGAGAAAACGAAAGAGATTTTAACCGTAAAAATATAATCCCTAGAGTGAAAAAGTATCTTGAGTCAGTAGGTAACACAGTATTGTTGTACGGTGGCAACTCAATGAATCAAGATTTATATCAAGATACGTTATACGGTCAACGTGTTGGAAATTATAAAGACTATGGCATGTACTGGATTAAAAACGAAGTTAAACCGGATGCAATCATAGAGTTTCATTTAGATTCTGCTAGTCAACAAGCAAGTGGTGGGCATGTAATCATTAGCGACCGTTTCCCAGCTGATGACATTGACAAGGCATTAAGTAGTGCATTAGATAAAACAGTAGGTAAAATAAGAGGCGTGACACCTAGAGGGGATTTATTGAATGCTAATGTGTCCGCTGACCTTAACCTTAACTATCGTTTAATCGAATTAGGTTTTATTACATCAACGAAAGATTTAAACTACATTAAAAACAATTTAGACAGCTTTACGAAGCGGATTGCTGAAGCCATTAACGGCAGACAAATTGATGCGCCAAGTAGTAAGCCAAGCGCTGACAAAATAACATGGAATTGGAAAGGTGTATTTTATCCTAATCCAGAAAAAGCTATAAGAGTCAGAAAAACAGCTGGATTAACCGGCACAGTCGTTGAAGAAGATTCATGGCTATACACAAAAGATGATTGGGTAAAATTCGACCAAGTCATTAAAAAAGATGGCTACTGGTGGATTAGATTCAA